GCCAAGACTTGCTTTAAGTGAAAGTTTACCTGTTTTGCTATTAGGGTCATAGACAAATTCATCTATGATAAGTTTAGAGTGTTGGGTTACATCTACCCTAGTTTGATCTATAAATTCTATGCCAACTTTACCATTACCTGTTTTTACAGTATCGTATGAAAAAACATCTAGTTCTTTCTCTACTACAATACCCTTGTCACCATCTTTTCTATCAATGACACCATTACCCTCTAGTTGAGTAACCTCACCAATAAAGGCAAGGCTACTTTTTAGGGGTAAAATCGTAAGGGTTAAGACTATGCACCCAATTATAAAATTTGTAAGCCGCATATGTAATCATTCCTGTATATAATAATATTAAAATCCAATCCATATTAGTCTCTCTGTATTATATCAATATTGTGGTTATCACCACTTGTTGTTAAGGTAATCATGTTATCATAAACACCTGATTGTGTGATATCAACATCAGCGATTGAGCCTGTATGTGTGTGTATGTAGGTATGCCCTGCACTATCACCATCTCCGTCTATATCAACCAAGAAATTATTTGTATCACCATTTACTGATAAAGTAAAGATAACACTAGTACCATCAATTGTAGCAGCAACGACATTACTATCACTACCTGACGCACCTGTTATTGAAACATTGGCACCTGTGGCGTCTGCTGTTTCACCTATGTCAATATCTAGGTCGTTTGAAGAACCTACCCAAATAATTGACGCTGTAACTGTGGCACATGAACTAACTGTTCCGCCACTATCACATTTAATGTCTATGTCGTTACTATTACCAGTTGTACTAAATGTACCTGTGTAGTTAGCACCATTGATATCAAAAGTCAATACATTTGAATTACCAATTTGGTCTATATTGAAATTTGATGTTGCACCTGTAACCGTAGAGGCTGTAGTACTATTACCAATCGTGTTATTTTGTCCGTCTTGTAATACATCTAAAGTTAATGTTGCTCCAGATTGTGTTACATAAATATCATTTGCCATTACTGGCGCCGAAATCATCATCAAAAACATAACTAATTTAGTTATACTTTTCATTTTACTTTTTTTCCTTTTCTAAATGTATCTTGTTTACGCCTTGCATTTTCCATAATCCTTTATTTACACCTTCATACACCATTTGCAATACAGCGTGTTCTATTGTTGTTCTTATAGCATAATTAACTGGTTCATTCGTAGCATTTCCTGATTCAAATTCTAGTGCTTTTGTACCTAAATCTAAAAATCTGAATACATCTCCGCCTTGACTATAACTAGCAATAGTTTTTGTTGCATGAACTGAAAGTAATATTTCACCTGTTTGTACTGCAACAACTCTTAATGAGACTGTTACTTGGTCTGTACGATACATTTCATTAACACCAATACCAAAGTATCTTGCACCTACACCACCACTTGTAACATTACTATCATAACCCACAACACCACCTTCTATAATTAGTCCTGCAAAGACTAGTGGTTTTAAAGTATTTGACGCCTGTGTTTCTCCGTCATATAATTCTCTTGTTGACCTAATTAATTGTCTTTCTTTAACTAAATTATTTAAACCGTTTCTTTCAACAACTTTAAACCAATCACCATCGCTCACTGCTTTTAAAGCAGATATAACCCATACATCAGGACCTTGGGTTACAGCTGTTGATAACTGCGAAAAGTTAGGATTAGGTTTTCTTTGTCCTGTTTGATCCTTAAATGAATAAACTGCAATAGTTATTTGAGGTTGATTATCTAAATCAGGTATCTCTCTTAACTTTTCTATTGTTGTTGTTCCTTCAATATATGGTTCAGCACCATACTTAATGTTTTGTCCATTTGAAGCACAACCTGTTAAAAGACATAACAATCCTATAACTTTTAATCCTGTATAAATGTCCATAATATTTTAAAATTGAAAATCACCTAACGGTACTGACATGGTGGTCACATTACCAGTAGGGTCTGTAATTGTTAATGTAATAATCTCTGTTGATGTATCTTTTACCCAATAGATTGTAGAACCCTCTACTTCAGCAGTACCAGATGTAGGACAAGTACCTGTGCAAGACTCACCAAACATATTGTCAACTAACTGTTTTGATAAGTTAGCATAAATTCTACTTTCTACATTCTTAATAAATTTGTTGATTGTAGTATTGTTCTCTGCTCTTTCAGCTGCAGCTGCCGCTGACTTTGCGTCATCTTTTACATTTTTTTCTCTATTGTATTGTAATTGCTCAATAGATAAAACATGACTAGAATAGCCATTTCCGCTAAAAGACGGATTGCTAAATTGATGTACAATTTCGCTTGCTGTAAGAGTGTTAGGACCCACCAATAACACATAAAAAAACGATACTAACACTACCTTTTGTAGTGTTTTCATACTTATATTTATATAAAATAAGTAATAGAAACAAACAAAATGACATAGTGTATCATCTGGTCTGTCCATATTGAGTTCCAAAACATAGTATTATTTTTTACTTGTAAATATTGAGTGTTAATTCTTGAAGTAATCCAGTCTTGTATCCAATGCAAGATTGCCATAAGTAAAACCCAACCTAGTATATTATAGAATACTACAATGAAAGGTAAAATGTATGCCCCGACATGAGCAGATAGCCAATAGTTTGAGCTACTTTTTTGTGTTGCCATCTTCTCTGTTTGAAGAAGGCCGTCTCCTATCCAATGACAAATTATTATCTTTAGTATTATCGCTAGTTCCATGCTGTTTCTCCTCATTCTCTTGCATTTCTAATACCGTGTTCAATTTTGACCTTAACCTGATAAGGTCATTATCTAACATTCTTATTCTATCTAGTAGACCAATCAATGCTATGTTCGCTTCACCTAATTTATTTTTGAGGTTTTCTGTTGTAAATTTGTATATGAAAAATATGAAGTAACCCATGGCGATTGCAGCCAAAGTGGCAAAACCATATTGGTTAAGAATTTCTACTACTGACATTTAATCTCTCCTAGCGTCTGTCTTTCCGTCTGCTCTGGAGATTCTATCTTCATCTGGTCTTAATTTTAAAGCGTGAGATATTAACAAGTCTAATTTAATCATGTCATTGTTCATAGTTTTAATTCTATTGTCTAGTGCCATAATGATACCATGAATACCTTTTACTTGCCCTACCACAGAATCTAAAATATACTTTAAAATGATGTATATAAAAATACCCATAACAACTGCTGAAGCTACAGGTAAACCAAATTCAACTAATATTTCAAAAAATAAGTTCATACACCCTATTTATACGCTTAAAAAAAGGGGTGCCGAAACACCCCTAGTGTCTAATATAATAATATAATCTACTTTTTAGTGTATATTGAGTATAGTACCCAAACAGCAACTAAACCAACTAAACCTTGAGCACTAAACCCAGCGATAATTGATTGTACATTTGCTATCACAGATATGTCTGGCCAAAAAGGCACATTCTGTCCACTAAATAAAACTTCAAGGACAATGCCTAAAGCAATAAGTGAAACACCTACATCTGCTAGAGCGGCTGCCCAAGACTTTATTTTAGTAATAATTTCCATATATTGTCTCCTTTATATGATTTGATATCTCAAACTGTGCATGATATAATGTATTATTTATATTAAAAAGGGGTTAGGACACAATATCCTAACCCCAATATAAAGAAACAGGTGGAGAGATTAATCCTCTTCTGCTAATTTTGAAAAGTAATCAAGTGTATCATCACCGTCATCTTCACTATCAGCAACCGAAGTAGAAGTATCTGCTGTTTCATTTACAACTGGTGCTGTAACTGTTGGTGCTGTTGGTGGGTCCATAACATCTTCAGCCGTACCAGTATTTCTAACGCCACTTAAAACTTTATCAAGTTTTGCTTTTAGCTCATCATAAGATTTAAAGTTTTCAGCCGCCAGAAATGGTTTTAGTGGATACTGTTTGTTCCACAATTCTTCTATAGCTTCATCATTGTCTTTTACAGGTGATGAGCTATCAAATTCTGATTTATCGTAATTCCAGTAACCATCAACTTTTCTGATTTTCAGTTTAAAGTTTGCACCTTCCCAGAAATCAAATGGGTTGATAGGTTTCTCATCTTCAAATTCAGGTTTCATCGCTTCAGTAATCTTATCAAAGATTTTCTTACCAAATTTAAATAGTTTGATTTGACCTTCATTCTCAGGATGTTTTGAATCACTAACAACTAGAACATTTGCAATATAAGATAACTTACGCTTTCTCTTTCTTGCAATCTCTTTGTCTGCCTCAACGCCAGAGTTCCATAGTAAACTATTTGATTCACTAACTGGATCTTTTTTGTTAAGTGTTGTTAAACTGTTCTCAATAAACCAGCCACCAGGACCTTGAAATGCATGAGACCATAATCTTGCCCATGGCAAATCTTCGTCTTTAACTGCTGGTAAAAATCTCAATACAGCATAACCATTACCAGATTTATCTAGTTCTGGTTTCCAGAATCTATCATCTTGATATGAGTTTTTTTGTTTTTGAGGTTCGGCAACTTTAGATAGTTCGCCTATTAGTGTGTCTAGATTAGACTTTGACCTTTTTAGGGCCGCAATACTTGTATTCATATTTGTATCTCCTTGTATGTTTTATTGTATTCGTATGTGTCTGTATTATTCGACATTATTATTTATATGCGAAATAGGTGGGACTATGGA